TGCGTAAACGCTTCCATCGTGTTGTACCTAATGCTGCTTGCTTTGGTCGTTTGTTTAATGCCAACCTTTGTCCTTCCAATGTTGTAAAGCTGCACACATGCTGCCATAACGTGCATAATTGTATTTTATACCCCAGTCAATTTGCTTATAGCCATTAACAGTAGCCAGCCATTTAGACCTACCTTGCGGTATGCCATGATGTGAGCCATTACGTGCTTTAGGATTCCACCGACTCTCGTTGTAATACAGCTCATCTAAGCAATAAAACTCAGTAAAATTATGGTTTAGCTGTATAAATGCGTACTGTTTGTAATGGTTTGCAGCGAGCGCAAAATCTTTTAAAAAGCAAAAGATAAAAGCAATTAGCAAAGAGGTCGCCCAAACTCTGCGCCTTCCGAGCCTAGCCGTTGCCGGCTCAGCTTTTCGATTTAAGATCGAACGCTTTTTTAGGGTATCATACATGTCAAGTTTTAAACCTTCCTGTGCGTAATTTACGGCGTGTCGTCAAATAGATGTCCAGCCAATATATTCTGCATCTGGGTTGTCTAACAACCATTGCTCACGTAATTTAATTTGTTTTTGCCAATCCTCAGCTGTCATTTCAGGCATAACTTGCCTCCAATAATTTGCAAGTGTAACAATTATAATTGACAAATTGCCAGCTGCCACATTGTTTGCAGCGCACAACATTATTATCGCTATTGTGCAACGCCTTTACCACGTTTTTTACGCCTACGCAACCACAATCCATGCATTGATACGCCTTAAAACCTTCCGGCGTGTCTATTTTGTCAAGCCACAAAAACTCGGTGTTGCGATTACAGCCGTTACACTTAAATTTTGTGTACATTGTGGTAACATCCTTACTGCCTACAGTGGCATTGCGTGCAAACCAAATACTTACCATCATGTATTAGTCTGTCGTCATTACAGCTCATACATCTGTCAGTTGTCGGCTCTATGGTTACCTTGTTACGCTCAAACCTAGCAAGGTAGCCACTGCCGTCTATTACCTCGACAAAACCCATTAATCACCCCCTTTGCCGTCCTCTGCATCATCCGGAAAATAATAACTGCCGTTATCTAATATCCTTGCCCATTTAGCCTTGCACTGTGCGCTTTCATCTGTGCCACGTGGTGCGCTGCAAACAAATCCGTAGTACGGCTTTTTTGTTGTTTTGCTTACGCCTTGCATTATTTTCATTGTGCCTGCTGCACATTGTTTGCCAACATCACATAACGGCACAGGGGTTGGCTTAAACGGTATTACATTTGCAACCTCACCCACACTAAATGTTTTTGGCTCTCTGTCATTTACAAAACCTTCACGCAACGCATCCTCGACAACTCTAGCCCTTGTACCTGGCGGTGAGTAATGCGTTACCTTTGTCATTTCCTCTCGGCTAGCCCTTTTGCCCTTAGCTGCATAACCTGCGTTTGCAAGCGCTCTGCCGATTGCGCTAGTTTCTGCGTTTTCCAATGCAGACGTTGAATTGACACCCCTATCACTAATGCTTTCACTAGCAAGACCAGTCGCACATGCTTGCGCATCGGCTTCCGTCTTAAATAATTTAGCACTGACAATGTATCTAGTGTCTGTGGCCTGTTCAAGCTTTGTTTCAACCCTTCCATCTGGGTACTCCTTCCAAAATTTCTCCAGCCGACTTTCGACTGTTTCGTAGTCATCTAAATTAAACGGCATCAGACCACACGCCATCATCATCTTGCATTGCATCAGTTATGCTTTTTGCAATCGCAATATATGCAAGTGCATCTTTGTAATTATCTGTTACACCTGCATCCTCAGCTTGTCGGCTTATTTTGACTAACGCCATACACATTGCAACCTCATTAGGTTGTATTGGAAAACCTAAATACGCTGTCCACAACTCTGCAATGCGTTTATGGTTACTTATCGGATGCCCGTATTGCGTGCCTCGCTGATGTATTAACTGCGTTACATCATCAAATAATTTACTTGTCTTTGTCATAATCAAAGACCTCATCGGTTTTGTTTTTGTTGTCAATCATGCGCCTATGCAAATTCCAGCCGTCATAACGACCCTTCCAGTAGCCGCTGGCGTAAAATTTGTCTTTTAGCTCTGCAACTAACCACCAACAAAACAATGCAAACAAACCTGCATATATTGCTGCATAACCTAGATCTATTGTGTACATGTAGCCCTAACTGTCCGCATACTTTGCGGTACAGGCACAGTGTTGCACCGATCGGTGACTTTGTGGATTATTTTGTGGATTAGTTGTATAACAATTTGGTAACGATGTTACCCATAAGCTTTGCCCAATGCGCAAAAGCTGCCATCCTTGTTGACAGGCACTAACGTAGGTGTCAGTGTTTTACCTCTGGCTTCTAGTATAGCAAAGCCCATCTGCCAATTTGCCCCTCCGTAGCGGATATAAGAGGCTTTTTGCCTGTCCATTAGGTTACCTACCTCAATGCCATATAAGGGCCTGTAATAGCCTCCTATGGCCTCAGAATAGGCACTCATGCCCAGCCTATGACTATGACCTGCTACAACTGACCTACCCCACTTTTTTGCTAGGTTTAGTGCTGTAATGCCTGCGTGTTGACTCATATTGCCTTCGTCGCCATGTGCTAGCACCCAGCCCGGCCAAAACTCATAAGCTGTTTTGTGGTAGGTGATACCTAACCCTGCAAAATCCATAAATCTGGGGTATTGCAGCTCTGGTAAATTTATCAAGCCAGGTGTGCGTAGTAAAGTGTTGTATAAACGATCAGTATGATTACTCCTAATGCAATGATTTTCTTTGCTATGCTCGGTAAGCGCAAATAACACATTTTGGCAAGTAGTCCGATCAGCATGCAACGTTTGAGTATATGCAAGCGGCGTGCCCTCTGCAAATTTACTGATAGTGGTAAAATCAATTTCATCACCAACGCATAAAACTGCATCAAATCTCTCACGCCTTGCCAACTTAATAACATTTTTGACGGCTGCTTCATGGTGCAACGGTATTTGTAAATCGCTGATTACTAGCCAACGCTTAATCGTCATCCTCATCATCGTAAGGATCAATTACAGGTATAATGCCGTCTTTGCCAGTAATCCAATCTGGCAGCGTGCGCTGATCTGTAAGCAACCAAAATGCACGTTCGGCTGTAAAACCTGCAGCAATAGCAGCTTTGTAACATGAGTGCAAAGCAATATAATGCTGATCTAATTTACTTAATGGCTCAGACATTTTACGCACTCTACGTTTCACGGGTTTTTTGCGTTTACGTGTGTTAGCCATAATAAAATTATCGCTTACTTAACAAAACAAACAGATCATCAACACGCTTTTCTAGCCTGGTAATTTGATCTTTTATGCTAGTTCCGCCATTTGGCCGCAACTCATTAAGCCAGCCCTTAACTAAAAAACGTAATCCTATTAGCCCGCCTGATAGCACGGCTATAACGCCAGCGCCAAAGCCAGCCCATTCTGCCGGACTCATTTGTCATTAGCACCGATGCCATAGGCAGGATCGGATTTATCTAAAGCCCTAACTGCTGGGCCAGCGAGCGCTGCAACTACTACAGCTACAGCAGGATCTAGCCCTAACTCGTTACTTGCTAAGAATGTTAAGAATGAGACCAATACGCCACGTGCGTATGATTTCAATACAGCCTTTTGCTTCTTGCTTATTTTCATATCTTGCCCCCTAGTAGTGGTATGTCAAACGGCTTGCCATCAAGATCGCCTAACTTTTTTGTAAAACTAATGTGTATATGTCGCTTGTGTGGATTTATGCCCTTGTACTTGCGCCATTTCCAATTTAATATCTTTGAGCATATTCGCCCGTTATAGATGACGTATAGTATGCGTGGATCCGATTTGGCTGCCACTCTGATTTGGTCAGCCAGATAAGGTGCAAGGCTGTCGGAAGACTCAAGCAAAGAATTAACATCAATTGCTCTGACCCACCCAAATTGGTCTGGATTATGATCCGATTTTCTGGCGGAGTGACGGCTATCGCCCAACCATCCTTCTGGACTTTTACGGCTGCGATCTGGAAACCAGGTATCAATTTGATCTCGTAACTGTACTCCAGCTGCACATAATTTAGGCTTCAATTTCGATCCAACTCAATGTATCTTCATCCCAGCGATATGTACCATTTGGTTTTGGTATTGGGGCTTGCCAATCGAAAGTGTTATTTAATGACCACGATGGATATGGTTGCGGTGCAATAAATACATCTGCAACTGAATTATAAGAATATCCAATACCTGCATATTGTTTGCGAATTTTATTATTGTATGAAGTGCGCTTGACTGTATATGGCGTTCCTTGTGCGTAATAAGTTTCGGTATCTAAACCATCAATCAACTCATTTTCATCTTTACCGACAATCACATCTATAACTATATTATTTTCATCAATGTATGCGTAATGTGCCATTATGCCCAACTTACTGTGTCTGAAACACCTGCTGCCGTAATTGTTGATGTTTTATATCCGCCTGCTGTTGAAGTTGTTTGTGTTACTCCACCGCTAAATGTCGCTGTATAAACATCGGGATATTTCAAAATTACAATACCAGAGCCACCAGCAGCGCCATTATTTGCAGCATGACCACCACCACCGCCGCCGCCTGTGTTTACTGATCCAGCTGTAGCAGTTCCATTAGATGCACCAGCACCACCGCCTCCAGTTCCACCTGTACCAGCAGTGCCGCCTGGTGCTCCTCCACCGCCTCCGCCAGCTCGTGTCACCGATGATCCACTAATAGATGATGCAGTTCCGTTACCACCATTACCACCTTTACTAGAACCTATAGTTCCATTTTGGCCTGTTGCGCCTGCGCCACCACCACCACCACCGCTAGAATAAGTGGCGTTATCGGTACTACCTGTTCCGCCATTATTGCCTTCTCCTGAAGTTCCAGTTCCAGCTGTTGTGGTTTGAGTTCCAACTCCAGTGCTTTTAATGCCACCACCACCGCCAGAGCCGCCATTTTTGCCATCAAAATTAGGAGATGTGGCACTATAAGCGCCGCCGCCTCCACCGCCAGTCGATGTTATTGTGTTAAATATAGAAGTACTGCCATCTGTACCTCTAACACCACCACCGCCTCCCGCACCACCGCCTCCAACTT